TCCGACGTGACGGTAACGGATCCCACCGGGGAGAGGTCGGACTCGTACTCCGTGCCGTCTGCGTACTTTGCGACGTAGGAGTAGTAGCAGGAATACGTCCCGCTCGGATTTCCCGCGGCTCCTACCGCGACGGTCGGTGCGGAGGCGGGAGCGTCAAACCCCCACTCGGTAACTGCGAAGGTCGGGATGTAGACCTTCTTCTTGTCGGTCCCATTGGAGAAGTAGATGAAATTCGCAATCGCGACCATTGACAGGGGATCCCCGGAGAGTCCCGTCGTGACGACCGCGGAGGCCCCGCTCACGGTGTTGTAGTACGACAGGGACGTTCCATGCCCGACCCAGATAATGTTCCCGGAGGCGTACAGGGAATGAATCGACCCGAAACCCGAGATAGCCGTTGCGATCGTCTTTTGAATCCCCATGCCTCCGAACACGTCGAGGTCGGGATTGAGCAGGGTCGCGCACTCCCCCTGCTCGAGCAGAAGCCGATTCGTCCGGAGGGAATTCAATCCCTTGTGAAAGGAGATCTCCGGTAGGGATCGGATCCCCTTGCGGGACGTCGGGGCTTGCGGTCGTTTCTCCATTTACAGTTCCGGGAGGTAGTCGGAATCTACCTCGAGGGTTTCCGGGAAGCCGTGCGCTCCGGTTTCCTCCGCTTTTCCTCGGGATACGAGTCCGTCGAACATCCCCATGTAGACGGACGATTTCCCCAGGTCGAGCCGTCCATCGTGTTCCGTACCGATCAGGATCGCCGCCGCCCGCCACTCGAGGGCTTCGTGGAGATACGCCGGGATCTCGGGGTACTGGTCTACAGCAGAGAGTTCGAACGGATACCGGACGTACTCGAAGAACAGGTTTCCGTTCGGATCGGTGATGTCCTGCAACACCCCAACTTCCGAGCCGAAGAAGAACCGCTCTTTGAGATCCGTGTCCGTCCAGGACGTGATGACCCCGTATTCCGAGGTCACGGTCGCGGAATCGACGGTCACAGTAATCCCGGCATCCGAACCCGCAACGTAATCCGTACCGTTGGTGTCGGGGATGGGGTACACGCCGATCGTCCTGCGATTGCCGTAAGCGGAGCCCTTGAAGATCCCCTTCGGCGTTCCTACTTCGTCCCGCCACGTCTCCGAGGATTGATCGAGTCGGGTCGTGGTGGTGCGGGCAAGGCGGGTGTATCCCGAACCGTCCGAGGAACGGAAGAACGCCGGCCATCGTTCGTTGACGAAATCCAGGAATCCCGAGGGCAGGGGGTAGTACCGCTTGTTGGCTTGCAGGATGATGATCCCCGGGCTCCGGAGGCATCGTGTCAGGAACGCGAACTCCCGTTGCGCGGTGTTCAGTTCCCTGCGGATCTCGGCCTGGGTGTACCGGGTGAAGGTCTGCGCCGGTTCCCCGAGTTTCGACAGGGTGCCGTCCTCGAGGTTCGTCAGGGTCTTTCCTTCGTAGAGCCCGCTTGTCGTGTGCATCAATCCCATGTCATGCCTCCGGGGTATGCCTCGCCGGCCGTCCAGCCTTGCGTTTCGGCTTCTCGAACGGGTTGACGATCGGCGCCTCCCGCGGGAGTTCCGCGCCCGCCGCGTTCTCCGATACCGGGGCTACCCGGGCCTCGGGAGGTACTTCCGTTGGTATCTGCCCGGGGAGCAGTTCCTTGGTTAATGGATCAAACTTCCACGGTCCCTGGGTGATCCAACGAGTGCCGGCTCCGTCGTCTGCGCCAATCCCGGAAGGGCGATTGGGGTCGAATTGTTGCGTCGCCATTTTCTGAATACCTCCTTCATTCTCGGCAGGATGTCGGACGGATCGAATTCCGCGGCACACGCGGAAACCTTGAATTTCTCGTTTACCGGGCACTCCTTGATCGAGAAGATCATCTTGTGGCAGGGGGAGCAGGTCTGTCGGGACTGGACGGAATGATCGTTCTTCCAGTATTTACAAAGGTTCGCCCAGGACGAGTGCGACAGCATACAGATCTTCGGTGTATCGAAGCATCCCGCCATGTTCAAGACGCCCGTTTCCGGACCGATCACCAGATCCGCGTATTTCACGGCAATCGCGGTGTTCCTGATCCCCCACCGTCCTGAGCGGTGCATATAGTTCGGGTTGTCGTCGGCCGCCAGTTCGAGCAGTTTCTCCGCGTGGCCGCCAACGGTGATAAACAGCACTTCCGGGTTTACCCGTGCGAATTCGGCCATCGCCATCGCGGCGTAGGGGAATCGCTTGTGGGGTCCCGAGCCCCCGAGGGCCCATATTACGACGAACCTCCCATCGAGAGATTCCCGCCAGATCCGGGCGATTCCTTCTTCCTCGTCGGAGAAGAAGATCTCGCCGTTCATCCCGCGGCGGTCGATTCCCGCGATTTTCAGGGCGTGGTTGTAGTAGTTGACGTTCCCGAACTTCGCCCGCCGCTCGTCGTCGGTGAGGTCGTATTCCGGGTTGCGGCCTTTGATGGAAAGGAGTGCTTCCTCGATCGTTCCGGAGAGGTTGACGACGCGATCGTACCCCTTGGAGAGGCCCTTCCAGTACGCCTCGAGGTCTGCGTTGGGAACTTCGTCCATGGCCTGATAGATCAATTCGTCCACGTTGGGGTTGTGCTTGGCGATCTCCCGTCCGTTGTCCGAGGTATTGAACGTGACGTGATACCCTTCCTCCTTGAGGGCTCGAAGAACGGGCGTGGCGATAATGGCGTCTCCGATGCCCCCGTACCGGATCACCAGGGCCTTTTTCATCTGTTCCCGGGTCGGCGGCCGGCGATCGACTTTCAATCCGGGCACGGAGGACAGTTTCTTCAACACCAGATCGAAGGAATACTCGTCGTCCTCCGCGTGGGTTTCGTTGTGGAGAAGTTCATAGGACGCGAAATTCCCCATGATCTCAAGGATGGCTTCCGGGGTGAAATCGCTCTTGTGGTCCGGGTTGGCCCCCTCATGGCCGATCCTTGGGTATAGATCCGCATGAGGTAGGTACAGGACGAGGTTCCCTCCTGGACGAATCACTCTCCACCATTCTTGAAGGACTCCCGGGGGGTCCTTGACGTGTTCGAGGTAGTGCGACGAGAAGATGAAGTCGAAGGTGTCCGAGGCGAACAGCGTGAGTCCCCCCTCGAGGTCGATGGCGAAATCCGCGACGGAATCCCCCGCCTTGCCGATGTCGAGTCCGATCGCTGTTTCCTTGATCTTCTTCGCCCCACAGGCCAGGTCAAGTCCCTGTCCGTTGCAAAACCGCAAGAGTCTCGGCCGGCACTTCTCCACTTCCGGAACGTAGGTTCCCTTCGTTACGGGTTTCCAGGTCATACGCGGCGTCCGATCATCGTGATAATGTCGAACGGCCGATCGGGGTTGCGCTTCGCGCCTTCCGTAAACGATATTTCCTCCACGGAGAACCCGGTGGAGAGCATCAGGGCTGTGAGGGACTTCCGGCCGAAGTAATGCAGGTGTTCCCCCGGTTTGAAATGCCTCCACGTCTCAAGGTTCTTCGAATCGACGAAATCCGTGTTCGGCGTAGAAATCGTCAGAAGGCGGGGCTGAATCTTCTCAATCGTTCCCCTGGGATCTTCCAGGTGTTCCACCACGTCGAACATCGTCAGGACGTCCGGGCGAAGATGGCAGATCATCACTTCGCTGAACGGAGATGCGGGGTTGACATCGTATCCTTTCACGGATAATCCTTCCGGCCGCATGGCGTTTTCGAGGAACGCTCCCGTACCCGTGCCGTAGTCGAGCAGGGTCTTGTGGCCGTTGAGATGGTGTCGGACGAGTCCCCACCGGCACCGCATGAGAACGTCGGAGAGCGGCGTCTCGGCCAGTTTCCGATAGGTATCGAGGTAGCGTTCGTCATACAGTCCCGGGAGCGCCTGGTAATCGGCTGAGATCAGGGAGCAATTCGGGCACTCGAACAGGTTGTGTGCGAATTTCTCCATCCTTGTCCCGTCGATAGCGCATCGTCCGGTAAACCACGTCGATTGACTCAAGAATATCCTCCATCCCGAATTTATAGTTGCAAATCGTCGTATCTTCGTTGGCGTACGGATGGTCGTGGTAGCAATCCTCCGGTTTGTAGATCGCCCGGAGGCAGGGGGAGCAGGGAATCGTCGCTTGCAGGGAGTAGTCGTTTTTCTGGCCGTCCGTGCATTGGAAAACGGACGAGGACGTGCAGAGCATGGTCTTGGGAGTACCCCACATCCCCGCGGCGACCATGAGTCCCGTTTCCGGGCCTACGGCGTAATCCGCGTACCGCATCATCAGGAGGGCCTGACGGAAGGAGGTATCGAACGCCGGGTACGTTCTATGGTCACCGAAGGAGAACTTCCGTTCCTTCTCCTTTGGTCCTCCAATGAGGTAGAGAATTGCGTCCGGGTAGCGGTCGAGGATCGCCCTTCCCAGGGCCTTAGCGATCGGGAACCGCTTCTGCGCGTTGGAGCCCGAAAGGGGCATGGCGACGAGGAATTCGTCCCGGTGGAGATCCCTCCACCGTTCGCCCCAGGCCAGTTCATCCTCCGTGAACGCGACCGTACCGCACCCCTCGCCTCGATCGAATCCCGCGACCTTCAATCCAAGGGAATAGAACGATTCGCCTTTCACGGCCTCGCGGCGTTTCTCCACCGGCCAATGGAACGCCTCATCCTCCCTTCCCGGGATGAGTGAGGTTTCCATCGTTCCGGAGAGGTTCACGATCTCGTCCGGGTTGACAGCGAGAATGTCCTTCTCGATGATCGCCGCCATATCCTCGGACGTTGCGGGGTTTGACAGGAGTATCGACGCGAACCGCGGATCCCCCTTGAAAACGTCCATCCCGCGAATTCCTGTGTGCAGGTACAGGTCCTTCCCCTGCGCCTTCATTCGGTCGACGATCGGGAGCATATAGATCAGGTCCCCGTAGGCCCCGTATCGTAGGATCATCGACTTCATGCGTACTCCTTGAAGGAGGGCGGGGGATTGCTCCCCCGCCCGGTGGATGCTGTGTTACGCCGAGGCGAACGTCTCCTGGAAGGCGCCCGTTACCGTGGCAACGAGCGTCTGCGCGACGGTTCCCGCCTTGACGGAGAGCCGGAGAATGTCGCCGCCGAGGATCTGAACGGTGGAATCCACCCCACCGGCCTGAACCGTGGCATCGGCATACGTTCCGAGGAACGCGATCGAGCCGATGGTTGCGTAGGCGCCCGTGCCGGCGAGGGACCGTTCGACGAGTGCGACGACGCCCGCCGAGGCGACCGTGCCGCCCGTCTTGATGTACGCCGAGAGAGACTTCAGGACCCCGTTCCAGGTCGACGGGACCTTGAAGATGGCGCCCGTGATGCCGGTCGTTGCGGCGTTGGTCCCGCCGAACGTGGCGTCTCCCTTGAGGACCAGAAGTTGCTGTTGCCCGAAGGCCGAGTAGGACCGTCCCTGTGTATCGCTCATGGTTTGGCCCCCTTATCCGGCCGAGCCGAATTTGACGATGGAGTTGTCCGGATCGCTCGCCCAGAAGATCTTGAAGCCCAGGAGCGCGTACCACGCGATCATCTTATCGCGGCCCACGTCCTTGACTTCGTAACGGATTTCCTCGGGAATGGCGATCGCTTCCATCACCGTATCGGCGCCGAAGATGTACGCCTCGCCGAACGCCGCGGAGACTCCCACGGCGTTGGAGATGGCGTTGTTGCTCATGGAGTACCGGGTCCGATAATACGCCCCGATCTCTCCGTTCACCGGGTACTTCGTGTACTGCCAGATGGACTGGAGTTTGTCGTGGAGCCCCCTGGCCGCCTGGGTGGAGAGGATGCCGTGGAAGAACCCGCCCGAGAACTTCTGCGCCTTCATCGTCGAGTAGAGGTAATCGACGATGTTCTTGGCGTGGTAGTCATCGAACGTCACCGAGGCGGTCTGGACGGGGGTTCCGTCCGTGTAGAGGTTGTACGATGAGGCCGTGGACGCGACGTAGACGATCTTCGTCGATGCGAATTCCGCTTCGACGGCGGTGTCCATCGTCTCTACCATGTCGTTCTTCAGGATGCGGTTGATCTTCTGGCTCTCGTCGAACTGCGACAGGGCTTCGACCTTCCCGGTGTACGCATGGCCGTTGCCGTATTCCGTCACGGTCAACGTGCCCTTGTACGGGGTGTGGGAGCGTCTCGGCATGGTGGCGGTTTCCACGAGGGTCCCGCCGGCCGTGCTGATGTTGCCCCACTTATCGAAGTTCACCGTGTCGCCCTTGCCTTTGCCGAATTCCTCCTGCACGTCGGCGTACTGACGGAACACCATCTCCGCTTGCGCCGCGTGGCGGGTGGTACGGCTGAGTTTGGCGTTGGCCAGGTAGGATCCCTGGCTAACCCAGTTCGAGGCGACTCCCATTGACGGTTTCTGCTACCTCCCTTTCAGAGAGTTGGGCGAAAGACTCTCGATCGGATCGCGTGTCGCCGTGCGATTTCGGCTCCGGGATCGTCTCCGGGGTCTGCATCGTCCGATCCGCTTCCCGGCTGTCCCCCGGACGGGGGTGTGCGTCCCTGCGAGAGTGATTCGCGTCTGGTGGTTAACTCCTGTGCCACTTGGGCCCTCTTGGCCTCGTCGGTTTTCCGGAAATGCTCCGCGACGACTTTCCCGGCCGCCTCCATGAGGTCTACTTGCGAGATCGACGGGTTTTCGTCCCAGATTTTCATCGCGGCCTTCTCGTAGACTCCCTTGGCCTCGCCGCTTTCGAGGTAGGGTGCGACGTGCGGGTTGTCCTTCACGAACTGGTCCGTGAACTTCTGGATCCGCTCCGCTTCCTCGGCTTGCGACTTGGCCTTTTTCTCCGCTTCCTCCTTGTCCCGGAGTTCCCGCTTCGTCAAGGGTTTGTCGAGTTCGGCTTCCTCCTGCGCCTTGTCGTGTTCGGCCAACTTCTCCGGGTCGACGTACTTCTCGTACAGGGCGACTTTCTTGGAGAGTTCCTCGTTCTTGGCCTTTTCCGATGCGAGTTCCTCCCGGGACTTGTGGTAGGCGGCCTGGGTGTCTTTCATCCGCTTTTCCGGATCGACGGGCTTTCCTTCTTCGCCTTTCTTGGCCGCTTCCTTCCCGCCTTCCGGCGCCGCCGAATCCGGCTTACCTGCCGGGGGGGCCTCCTTCGATGCGGGTTCTCCTGCGTCCGTGGGGCTGTCTGGTGCCGGTGCGGCGTCCGCGAGGTCGTAGATCTTTTCGCGGGATGATGCGCTCGGCAACGGTGGTAATCCTGACTCGGGAGCGGGTTTCGACCCTCCCCCGCCGCTTCCTCCTTCGGCACCGGGCTCGGCCTGGTGGAATCGAAGGTTTGCATCTTGTTCCATTTGCTACCTCCATCGAGGGGGTCCGGGGGATCCCGGGCGAATCCCTACGGTTGGATGTTGGGTTCCTCTGACTCCTTGGGTTCCGACAGGTCGAGATTCGCGTCCTTGGCCGTCTCGATCAGGGCCGCCTCGAAGGCGTCCGTCCCGCGTTCGAATCCGAGGGCGAACGCCAGGGCGCCGTGATCGTTGACGGAGTTCATGGCCTGAGCCATCGACGCCTTCTTCACCTTGTCGATATAGGGTTTGAAGTCCAGTTCGTACACGTCGGACGTGAGGAACGACGCGATACGGACGCCGCGCTCCTTCTTTGCCTTCCTGTTCTTGAACTCCTGGGATTCCTCCCATTTCGCTTCCTGATCCATTCACCCTCCCCTGGGTTACTGCGGCATTATTCCCGGGGCTTCTGCGGGGTTAGCGGCCGCGGGGTTCCCGGGTTGCGTGTTCATTCCGGAGAGCATTCGCATCATCGTTGCGGCGTCGAGTGGTTGCGGCGGCGCGGCGATCGGCATCCCCGTTTTGGGATCAATCTGCGCCCCCGGGGCGGCCGGGGGGATCTTGAGGATCAAGTCCTCCGGGTTAGGTTCGTCGTAGGTGTTCAGGACCCGGGACAGGAATTCCTCGATGTTGAGGCGCATGGCGATCGCCGGGACCTTCGACAGGAGCCCGAACAGGTCCACCATGTCCTTTCGCTTGCGCTCCGCGTCGAAGAACGCCGACAGTCCCTTCACCCGGATCGGGTATCGCTTGTTGACGAACGCGAACCGCTCGGCTTCCGGCAGGGCGTCGAGTGGTACGCCCTCCTGTTCGAAGATGTCGTTTGTTTCGGGGTTGAACGCGGGGTCCATGAAATACTGCAATGTTAAATCCCGGACGGCTTCGATCGACTCGATGATCCCCCCTTTCTCGATCGACGAGGCGATGTTCTCGAACTGAATGGTCGACGCCTCGGTTTTGCGGTTGACTTCGGTAGCAGTTACATCTCCCTTGGTGGTGGGCATCCCCTGGATGAAATCCGTCCATCCGGTGAAGTTCTGGATGAACGACCGGAACAATTCTGCCAGAGTGAAGGACCCCTGCGGGATGTCTCCCTGCTGAATCTGGTGCATGGCTTGACCGAGGGGGCCCTTTGTCTTGTAGAGTTTCCCCGGGGTGAGTCCTCCTTCGGCCTGTTCGGGGTCTTTCAGGGCGTCGACGTTGATCTCGGTGGGCGCCAGGAGGGAGAACAGGGCCTTGTCGCCGGCCATGTTGATGATGTTGTCCAGGGCGTTGATGATCGGACGGATGCCGTCGACCATCCCCGCGCCCATGACGGAGAACAGGGTTTTTAAGGGCGTGATGAACACATACGGGTGATTCCGGAGCCAGTACGGGGAGGGCTCGGGTTTCAGGAGGACGTATTTCTGGTTGGCAACGATGAACCGGGCGTCCCGCTGAACGATCGTCCCGTCCTGGTTGGTGATCGTCCCGAAGAAGGTATGGAGTACGACTTCCTTCCGGTAGATGTTCGCGTTCTCCCTGGAGATCCGGAGCATGATGCGGCGGGCCTGTTCGGCCTCGGACTGATCGGCGTTGGTGTAATCCTCGCGTTTCAGGCGGTTCAGTTCCTTCTTGTCGTACTTGATCCCTTCTTCGTTGATGAGCAGGTCGGCCAACTGGACCCGGGATTCCTCGATGATGTAGGAGCGGTCGACGGGGAAGTAGAGCAGGAGCGGGTTGACGACTTCGCACCGGAGTTTACCGCGTTCGCTGATCTCCCGGAGGAATTCGTACCTGGGAGAGGGGAGGCCGGTCGTCTTGTCGACGGCCTTGGTGTTGAGTTCCCATACGATCCGGGTGTCCTCGCATCGTACCGGCGTGAATTTCAGGCAACCGTAGAACATGACGAACGCCGATTCGACGGCTTCCGCGAATTTGTCGATGAAATCGCACTCGTCGACGTGGAACCGGACCTTGCGGGTGAAGGCCCGGGCCATGTTGTCCATATTGTCCTCGACGGGAGTTCCCATAGGAGCCCCCATCGGGACCGCTCCGGGCATTCCCGCGGGCGATCCTCCAGGTAGCGCGCCCATCGGCATCCCCGTAGGCATCATCCCTGGGGCCGGCACGGCGTTCTGCGGGGCGTTGTCCCTGCGTTCCGGCACGAACTTGAAGAATTCGTCGGATTTGAGCAAGATCCTTCGGATGAGCCCCGAGGCCCCCTTGATCGCGGGATAGACGGATGGAACGACGATCTTGTGTTGCCAGGATTTCTTCTTGGAGTGGTCCCGGTACGACAGGTAGCGGTCGTAGCACTCCTGCATGACCTTCCGCTTGTCGCGCCAGGTGTCCTCGCACTCCTTCTTACAAGCGTTGAGGAACAGTACGAGTTCGGCGTTTGTCACCATTGGCCTCCGTAGGATCTCGGAACCTGGAAGATCTCCAAGCCTTCCTTCGTGCCCCCGCGGCCGTCCTTGAATTCAGGGAACAGGCGTTTCGATGCAGAGGGAGTGAGTTCCAGGGTGCGTTTCACCCGGGGATCGTCGACGTCGACGGAGCCGCTCACCCCTGCCTCTTTCACAGTACGATGGACCTTATGGACGAAGCCGCAATCCTGACATTGGAAGATTTGCATGATCGAATGGGAGTGGAATCCGTCGATGAAAGCCGTTCCCCTGAACTGCATGATGGTGTGCTTGCACTCGGAGGGATTCTTCTGCCAGGGCGTACCCAAGAGCAGACTCTTGGGCTGTCGTGCCAGGAATTCATGTTTCTCCACGGGTCATATCTCCATGACTTCCGCATCCGAGTGGCGGGGCTCGGCGTCGACCCACGGCGCCCACAACGGAGCGGTCAGGAGCATCAGGACGGCGAAAGCGAGGATCAGGTACGACAGGGCTTTTCTCACGGCGTCCTCCGTATCATGTGGCGTATGTGTTGGCGGTTGCATCGTCCCCCACGGCCTTCTTCCGGACGACTGGTCGGCCGTACTGGATTCGGGAGACGAGGTACTCAAGCGCGTTCATCAGGTGCGAGTATTCGTTCTTCTCGGGCTCGTCGAGGTAGAGTTCCTTGTTGGCGATCTTCTTCTTCCTGTACCCGCCCTTGAAGGCGTCGATGAGGAACCTCTCCCGCGGGTCGATCTGCACGAAAGGCACTCCGTCGTCCTCGATCCTGCGGAGGGCTTCCTCCATCGCTCGGTGCCGGCCGGTCCATGTGATCTCCCCCGCCTCGACCTGCACCAGGGGGCGTCCGTCCGGGGCCTTGAAATCCCTCTGAATGTCGAAGCAGGTCCTCTCGTCGGTCTGCGCGCGCTGAGCCCCGGCCGGATCCCCATAGTCGATGAACGTGAAGCCTGGATAGGTGACGTTGCAGTATTCGATGACGCGTTCGGTGAACCGCTTGATGCCGATGGAGTC